TACGTTGCTGGTGCTGACCGCCAAGCCCTATATGCAATTATTAAATTAAAGCCTGAGTTTGAAGGCGCGGAAGACGCTTAAACAACAACAACAATAACAAAAATAGTTACTTATTTGTTGTAAAACCCTTGACAAAGTAGTAATATTAGTGTAAAGTTCACGTTTACTATTACTACTTATAAGGTTCTCCCCTTGGATAAAGAACTACAGAATTTCTACGAAGATGCCTTTTCCATGATGGCTACGCCCGGATGGAAGACGCTTATGGAAGACGTTGAGAAGATTAAAGACAATTTCAGTGATATCACTTCGGTAACTGACGCACAACAACTGTATTTCCGTCAAGGCCAAGTGGACAACTTGAATTGGATTTTAGGGCTGAAAAGCCTGTATGAGCAAGCATACGAAGAACTAACTTCTGAGGAGCAATAAACATGTCTCGCAGAATCTATGAATTCAGATGTAAGCAATCTCATATAACCGACAAGTACGTGGAAGAAGGAACTCAGACTGTCACTTGTGACACCTGTGGTCTAGAAGCTAATCGTATTATGTCAATGCCCATGATGAAGCTAGAGGGGTGGAGCGGCGACTATCCCACAGCTAGTGACGCATGGGTACGCAAACGGGCTGAGAAGCTACGTAGCGAACAAAAGCAGAACGGGTAACACCTATCTGTGTAAAGCAGGGTTCATAAGCCTAATACAGGCCGAGCTCATTATTAAGTAATCCTAGAACCGTTTAACGGCAGGAATAGAGGTAAGTATGGCATTAGTTGATAGTATTGACGAGACTCCTAGTGAGTTGGACATTGAGGAAACTGCTCAGCGTGAAGTTGAACAGTTAAGTAGCACACAGACTGAACAAGACACTCAGAAAGTACCCTCTAAATATAAGGGGAAAACACTTGAAGAGGTCGTGCAGATGCACCAAGAGGCTGAAAAGCTAATAGGTCGTCAGGCACAGGAAGTAGGTGAAGTACGTAAACTCGCTGACCGACTGATTGAGAACAACCTTTCAAAACAAACACAGCTTCCTCAGACAAAACCACAACAAGAAGAAGTTGACTTCTTTGAAGACCCTCAAAAGGCTATTCAACGCGCAGTAGAGAGTCATCCTGATGTACAAGCTGCTAAAGCGACATCAATGCAATTCAGAGCAATGCAGACACAACAACAATTGGCTGCTAAACACCCTGACTTTGCTGATGTAGTACGTGATGGTGAGTTTCAGGAGTGGGTAAAATCCTCTCCTATTCGTTTGAACATGTTTGCTTTGGCAGACAGCGCATACGATTTTAACTCCGCTGATGAGCTTCTTAGCACCTTTAAGCAGATTAGAAGTGTTAAGGCACAGCAGTCACAGGAAGCAGGTCAAAAGGTTCTCAATAAGAACTTACGAGCTGCCTCAGTGGACGTTGGCGGCACTGGAGAGAGTAGTCAGAAAGTCTATCGCCGTGAGGACATTAGAAAACTAATGATGTCCGATCCTGATCGCTACGAGGCGCTGCAACCTGAAATCATGGCTGCTTACGCTTCAGGGCGTATCCGTTAAACGTTTTAATCAATCAATCAATTGTAATATCTAGGAGATTTAATCATGGGTTTAGGAACAGCACACGTAACGACCACCACAGCAGATAAGTTTATTCCCGAAATCTGGAGCGACGAAATCGTTGCAACATATAAGAAGAGCCTTGTCGCTGCTAACCTCGTTAAGAAGATGAGCTTTAAGGGCAAGAAGGGTGACACAGTTCACATTCCAGTGCCTACACGTGGTAACGCATCTGTTAAGTCAGCATCGACTCAGGTAACACTGATCGCAGCTACTGAGACAGACATTGTTATCTCTATCAACAAGCATTATGAGTATAGCCGCTTGATCGAAGATATCGTCGAAGCACAAGCTTTGTCGAGCCTTCGTCAGTTCTACACTGGTGATGCTGGCTACGCTTTGGCTCGTCAAGTTGACACTGATGTGATCCGTTTGGGTCGTGTCTCTAACGGCGGTGTTGTCGGTACTTCTGACTACGCTACTGCTGCCTCAACTACCAACGCATTCATCGGCTCTAACGGTACAACTGTGTATAACAGCTCTTCCTCTAACGCTGCTGCTTTGACTGATGCCGCTATTCGTCGCACTATGCAACGCTTGGATGACAACGATGTGCCTATGGACGGTCGTTTCTTCATCATCCCTCCTTCGAGCCGTAATACGTTGATGGGTCTTGCCCGCTACACTGAGCAAGCTTTCGTTGGTGAGTCCGGTTCTAGCAACACAATCCGTAATGGTGAAGTCGGTAACTTGTACGGCACTGCTGTGTTCGTGACCTCTAATGCCGATACAGCTGCTGGCTCCACAGCCACTGACCGTATCTGCTTGTTGGCTCATAAGGACTCTATGGTGTTGGTCGAGCAAGTTGGCGTCCGTTCACAGACTCAGTACAAACAAGAATACCTCGGTACTCTGTTTACTGCTGATACTTTGTACGGTGTTTCTGAGTTGCGTGACTACGCTTCTGTTGCTCTTGCAGTACCAGCCTAAACGTAGCTAAACTGAAGGGGCTGTCTCACAAGGACGGCTCCTTTGGTTTGACCACCACTAACAGGATAATCACAATGACAGCTACTTTCAAATGCCTAGCTAGTGGCAACCTAGTTACATTTACTAACCAAGTCGATATTGACTCAATGAAAGGCCATGATGGATATGTACAACAAGATTCCGAGCAAGAAGCCAAGCAAGAAGACGAAACGTCCAGCTCCAGCAAAGAAGTATTGAGCAAGAAGTCTTCAGCTAAGAAGACAGTAACCTCAACGGACGAGGTGTAATATATGCCTAAGCTTTCAGAAGCATTTCGTAACCCTGTTCAATTTGTATCTGACTTAGGTTCCACTGTTGACGATGCTGTAAATAAGCTTCCCGGTGGTTGGACTCTACCTGCTCTGGTAGCTGCCGGTTACTACTACTACCCTGAAATATCTGCTTATGTAGCAGCCGATGGTGCTGCTGTACCTGCTACAGGCTCTTTAGCTCCTGTAGTGGATGCTGGAGGAGCTACTGAGATTCTTGCTCCAGCAGCAAAATCAGCCTCATCTTTATCAGCACTGCAAATGGCTAACTTAGCTAAAGTAGGTATTTCTCTTGCCGGTATCGCTGGCGGGGCTAAGGCAATATCTAATATGTCTAACACAGGCGGAGGTGGTCTCTTGAGCACACAACAAGACAGATCAGGTTTCTCATCAGGCTCAGCTAACTACTCTCCTGAGTACTACGCAGCTGTTCAAGCCCAAGCTAATAGGTACACTCCTCAAGGGGCTGCTCCTGCTAATATTACTACTGACTTGAAGAACTGGTACGAGACTAAGTACACTCCTAGTGCTAATGTTGCTGGCGTTCCAACAACGACGACTACAGGCACAGGTTACACTACGCCTACTACCATGGCTAACTTGGGTATGCAGCCTCAAACAATGCTTCCTCGTGCTACTGAATTACTCCCTTCTGTTAAGTCTTTAACTTCCACAAGCAATACCACAGACGTAGCTAAAGCCTTCGGTGACTTTGCAGCAGCTAACGGCGGTAACACAGAAGCTAACCGCTCTACAGCTATCACCTACTTGCGTAGCATCGGTATCCCTGATTCAGCTATCCAGAGTGGATATGGCTCGTATCTCTCCTCCCTTCCAGCCTCCACAGGCAACACAGCTACTACATTATCACCTAACGCTAGTGCGGAGCAGGTTGGACAAGCCTACGGTGCTTTTGCTCAAGCTGCTGGTGGTGATACAGAAGCTAACCGTTCACAAGCTATTACTTACCTACGTCGATTAGGCATCCCTGATGCAACTATTCAAGCTGCTTATCCAGCCTATAAAGCATCTCTTACTTCAGCTCAAGCAGGTGCTCCTACAGGTATGCTAACGGGAGGGACTGCTCCAATGGCTCAAGCGCCGGCAGCTCAAGCTCCAATGGTTCAACAACAGCAACCCCAAGTAGCTCCAGCGGCTCAGCCTCTGTACTCCACTCTGAGTGCTGCAAGTAACCCACAAGCTATTGCAGATGCTTATCAGCAGTTCTTAGGTAATCAAGCTAATGACACTGACTTCAACAGACAAGCAGCTAACAAATACCTTACTAACTTAGGTATCTCTCAAGCCGATATAGGTCAAGCCTACGGTCTATTTAAAGGTTAATACAGCATTATGCCATCTACAATTATCACAAAGAATAGCTCTACAGCTTCAGCAATCCCTGCCGTAGGTGACCTTGTAAAAGGTGAATTAGCTGTTAACGTAACAGACAGGAAGATATACACTAAGAATAACGCTGGTACTATCGTTCTAGTATCGGATATTACAGGTGTTACAGCCTCCGCAGCTGCGGCAGCCTCCTCAGCCTCAGCAGCCTCTACAAGCGCCTCTAACGCCTCTACAAGTGCCTCTAATGCAGCCACGAGTGCATCTGCTGCGTCCACTGCTCAAACAGGCGCTGAAGCAGCTAGAGATGCTACCTTGGCTGCTTACGATAACTTTGATGATCGCTACCTAGGCTCTAAGACATCTAACCCAACTCTGGACAACGATGGTAATGCTTTAGTGGCAGGATCGCTGTACTACAACAGTGTCTCTCAAGAGATGAGGTTGTACACTGGTACAGCTTGGGTAGCAGCTTATGTCTCAGGTGCTGGTTACGCTACTCTCGTTGGTACACAGACATTTACAGGTACAAATACCTTTACAGGTACATCTTCAGCTCAAGCAATTGTCCTGAACGATGCAGCAGAGGTTGCTACTGTATCAGCCACAGCAGCTACTGGCACGATTGCTTACGACATTACCACTCAATCAGTCCTGTATTACACAAGCAACGCAAGTGCTAACTGGACGGTTAACTTCCGTGGCTCTAGCGGCACATCTTTGAATACTTTGATGAGTACAGGCCAATCCATGACAGTGGCTTTCTTGGTCACCCAAGGCGCTACAGCCTATTACAACAGCGCGGTACAGGTTGATGGTACAACTTCAGGCGTGACTACTCGCTGGTTAGGTGGCGCTCCTACTGCTGGTAACGCTAGTGGCATTGATAGCCTGAGGTACTTGATTATCAAGACAGGCTCTGCGACTTTTACAGTCTTGGCAAGCAACACACAATTTAAGGCTTAATAAGTATGCCATTACAAGCTACAAGCGGCGCTGCTAGTTACGATGCTTTTGGTGGTGG